CCTCTCTTGCCCATGTGGGCGATTCTGCGCTGTACCAGATCCGTCCAGCGCGGATCGTCGAGCTTCTTACGCTCGCCGTGGTGATGCCGAATGTGACAGCCTCGACAAAGGGTCTCGGCATTTCCTTCGTCGAAGGGTTCTCCACCGTCCTCTAGCGGAACGATATGGTGACACTCCAAGCGCCCAGCGCGGCCACAACGCACACAGCGCCAGCCGTCGCGCTCGAAGATGCGCCGGCGGAACCTTTCGGCCTTGCGGCCGGTGTAGCCCGCCCGACGATGGTTGAGGCTCAAACCGCCCCAAGGTAGGCCCCGGAGCTGAACCGCTTGCGCCGGCGCTGGCCCATGCCGACCCCTAGCAAGCTGGCCGCTGCGCCGTCGTCGCGCGCCCGGACCCTTCGCCCGCCTTGGTTGTTGATTGCCAGCTTCTCGGCTCCCTCGCTGCGCACCGTCCGCGCCTGGGAAAAGCAGCTCGTCAGAAAAAGGCTCGGCCATGGGACGACCTCGCCCGATAGCGCAGCGCGCCGAAACAGCCGCAGATCCTCGGCCCCATCGACATACCCACCGCGCCGCAACTCCAGCGGCACGAAAGGCATACCCTTGGCCTTTTTCAGCGCCTCGCGCAGATCGGCCGCGCGGTAGTAATCCGCGGCCAATCCATCCGGCCGGCCGAAGCGGTCCAGCGCGGCCTCGATCAGTGCAGACCAGTCAACGACGAAGTGACCCAACAGGAGCAGCTCGCCGCGACGATACGCCAGCTCGTAGAGCGGCCCAGCTCCATCGCGCAACGCTCGCTTTTTCAAATCGGGATGCTGCGGAAAAGCGGCCAGACACTCCAGCCTGCCCGTCTCCGGCCAGTAGGGCGCAATCGCGGAGCTGGCCGCACTACCGCCCAAGTCAATGCCCCAAAAGCAAGGGCCTTGCCGGGGGGCCTCGCCTTCGATCTTGTCCCACGTGTCGGGATCCACAACGTAGCCTTGCGGCGAATCCGCGACGCCTTGGTTGAGACGAAGTGCGCGAAAGGATGGGATTAGGTTGGGGTCCTGCTTGGCCTTGAGCGATTCGCGCCGAATCTTGTCCTCTAGCTCGGGCATGAAGTCGAGCGAGGGGTTGGCCTGCTTCCACGTCCGGCGCTGCCCAATGGGGAGCTCGCGGTTGGCCGCGAAGGTGTACGAGTAATCCGCGCCACCGTCGAGCAGCCGTTGAAAAGGGTGCTGGGAATCCTCCGGGCGCGTACCCAGGGCCAACAGCAGATTGTCGGGGATCTTGCCGGCGGCCGTCCGAAGCGCCGAGAACATGGCCTCGACCTTCGTCCGGGGCCACTGGGTCGGCTCGTCCAGCAAAAGCAGCTTGGGAGCTAGCCCATGCAGCGCACCCGGCGCGGCCGGCAGCACCTTCAACAGCACGTCGTCGGCCCGGTTTTCGACCATCCGCTCCTGTGCGTTGTCGAAAACCCGGTACGTCTGTTTGTCCTTGAGGCGACGATTGAGGAACCGCTTGACGTGGCGAAAGGCGATTGCCGCTTGCTCTTTGGAGCTGGCGACCAGTCCGACCTCGCTGCCGGGTTCTAAAAGCGGCCCGGCCTCGTCCACCGCGCTGCACCCGATCGCGGAGCAAAAGGCGGTCTTGCCGTTGCCCCGGGCAAGCGAAAGCCCGGCTTCGGCCACGCCCACGCCTAGCGCACCGTTGAGGAAACGGCGCTCCCAGCGCAGCACTTCGAGCGGCTGGCCGCGGCCTTGGCCTTGGCCGCAGGTTAGGCCTTCGATGTAGGCGATTGTCTGGCTGGCGTTGCTGCTTTTGCTGCTGACGTGGGCCAAGATGAAGACTCCACCCGGTTGAGGGTCGCGGGTTGGGACGCTCCCGGCGGCGAAGCCCGACGCGCTCAGGGGTCCCCATGCGTCTTCATCCTGTTTCCCGAATATAGCGACAAGGCTGCGCTTTCGCTATCCGTACGCCTCCATGATGAACGCAGCGTGCCAGCTCGGCACAATCGGCGTCAGAACAAGGGCCGCCCGCTCGCCCAATGCCGCGGCCGCTTGACGGCTCAACGTCTCGCGGAGCTGGCGCAGATCGCGGACGGTCACCAGCTCGCGCAGTCGCGCCGGCGTCGCCTCCAAAACGATAACATTCATACTAACGATAATACCTCTTATAGTGAGTATGACCATACAAAATCAGACCGATAGCGCGAAGCGCCGATGCGCACCAACTCGCCCCGGCCCGTTGGATTTGTCCACACATCTTTACGGTGTGGACAATATCCGCAGTTAGGGCCGCGCTCAGAAGGTAATGGACGGCGAGGCTTTGGGGTGCAGGGCTTGAGATCGACGGCTGGCCCTTGTGTCGAAGTCCACCAAGGGCCGGACGCCTTAGAAGCCAGTACAGGCGGTTTGACGATAATCCCCGGCTTGGGGATTGGCCAACAGGGAGACTCCCCCCCTTTTCGTTGCGCGCGTTTTTCCCCCCCTCACACGGGGGGCCGTTGTTTGGCTCGCGTGTCTGTTAAGGGTGGCCACACCCCAAAGCGGGTCGCCTGCGCGCGGGGGCCTGCTGTTAAAAATTAACAGCCGATGGCCCTTGCGAGGGTGTGTATTTTGCAGCAAAGAGCGATAACTTACTCAAGAAACTCTGCAATCTCGTGGTACCTCTGCTTTAGACGTCGGCGAGTTGCCCCCTTCATGCTATTGCTCTGCCTTTTCAGGACGAAAGGTAACAGTTCTTCAATGCAAAAAGCGAGCGCTCGAAGATCCGAAGCCCGGAGATAGAATGTGTGTTCTACACCATCCTGAGTTTCCAATCTTAGAGAAATCCCGTGCCCTTCCGCGGTTTGATCTTCTCGATAGTCTACATCGCGGACTAGGCGGATCTGTCTCGTCTTATCTTCAGCCATCGTAATTCCTTTCGGTTTAGGGTGGAATGAGAAGCTCGGGGCAGCCCTGAACTTCGTCAAAAGCAGCCTCTCAGCCGGTATCCAGCGCGGCATCGCCAAAGCGCCAGCCATCGCGGACGCGGTGGAACTGGTCGGCGGTCACATCGAGGACGAATTGAGCCTCATTGATCGCGGCCAAGCGTAGGCCCGGGACGGACTCGGGGCGTTGGGCGGGTGCAACGAGCTGGCCAGTGTGCGGCTGCCGGCGTTTTTGTCTGTACGAACCTCGATTTTGAACAAAGTTTTGGGCCTGTACAGACAAGGTCCTTACGGATTGCACCCCCTTCTTGATCGCTTTGGATAGCGCCCGAGGATCGACGGGACGCTTGTACAGATTGCGAACCTGACGCACCCCGAGGCCTAGCGCCTCCGCGATCTGCGCGGCTGTCAGTCCTCCAATACGGAACGCCTGGGCCAAGACGGCCTTGCGGTCGGAGCGGAGCGCTTGCGTCCTCTGGCCCTTCTCGCGGGCCTCGCGGCTGAACTTGCTGTGCTGCTGGGGGCGCTTGGGCGGGCCACCGAATAGAAAGAAATCAATCCAAAACTCCGCGGCACCGGTAAGCATCTTCAAAACCTTTTTCTCGCTGATGACCTGCCGACCCCACGTGTTCCGTTGCCACAAGTGGGCCTTGGGTTCGATCAGCTCGACCACATCGCAAGCGCGCGCGGCCTTGCCCAGTTCGCGGACGGCTAGCCGGGCTTCGAGGTAGATTTCACCACCGCGCCGGCAGAACTGGTCAAACAGCGTCTTGTTGGCATGGTCGTAGTCGATCCAAGGACCGGAAGGCTCCGGAGCGGTCTTTTTTCTTGGTGCTTCGGGGGATGGTGCGGAAGATTGCGGCTCAGGCGGCTTTGGCGCTGGGGATGGTGCGGAAGATTGCGCAAAGACGCGGGCGAGGTGGTCGCTATCGTCGAGGGGTGCTTCAGGCTTGGGAACCTCGCGTATCTTGCGAGGCTGGGGCGCTGACTGGTCTTGCTGTGCTAGCTCTCGGCGCCAAGGTGGAACCGCATTAACAAAAAAAGACATGCCGTCTCCGCAGAGTAAAAGGGGAGTCTCGGGGGGGAGAACCCTTCATCTCTGCGTTCCAGCATGTGCTCGGTAAAACGACGGCCAGGTATCCTAAGCCTGACTGTCACCCTGGAACGCATTCGACTATAAAATCAAAATAGCGATTTTTCCCAGAATCGCAATAAAAAAGCGCCCCCCGCTGCTCTTAGGAAACAGCGAGGGGCTTCAGTCGAATGCGTACCGTCTTCGCGTGGCGCTCCCAGCGCTCGCTCGGGCAATTCAAATTTATGAATAGCGGCTGGCATTGGCAAGAAATCTTTACCAGCGGCCCACCAGCAGGTCGCCAGCAGGCCAGCACTCCTTTACCAGCGGCCCTACCAGCAGGTCGCCAGCAGGCCGCCAGCTTGCGCGTGGCCTTTGCAATATGTGTATATTTGAGTAGATGTGTAGTTGAGTAAAGGGGGAGCTATGACGATAGTCGCAATCTTGAATCAAAAGGGCGGATCCGGAAAGACGACCTTGGCGATCAACCTGGCCGACGCGCTCCAAAGGGATGGGGAAACGGTGCTGCTAGTGGACGCGGATCCCCAAGCATCGGCTCGAGATTGGCACGAACAAAACGGCGGCGAAGTCTTGGACGTGGTGGGCCTGGATCGGGAAACCTTGGCGCGGGATCTGAAGGTAGTGGGGGAATACGATTGGGTGCTGATCGACGGTGCGCCTCAAATCGCCAAGCTCTCGGCCGTGGCCGTTACCGTGGCCGATCTGGTTTTGATCCCTGTCCAGCCGTCGCCTTTCGACGTGTGGGCCTGCGCGGATCTGGTCGAGATGATTGACGCACGCCGGGCCGTTACCGAGGGCAAGCCCTTGGCCTTCTTCGTCGTATCCAGGGCAATCAAAAATACCAAATTGAGCGGTGAAGTCGCCGCGGCCCTGCAGGACTATGGCTTGCCTGTATTCAAATCAGGGACAACCCAGCGCGTCGTCTATCCCACTACGGCCGCCGAGGGGAAAACAGTCCTAGCAACATTCCCCGACGAAATCGAGGCGATTAAAACAGAACTCAGGGAGGCTCTTCAATGCTGAAATCTAAGCGATCCACACGCCCATCTGAGGGCAAGCAGGAAGCGCTAGACGTTGTGAGCACAGACGAAAAAGTGCGGCTGAATCTTGATATTCCCAAGCAGACGATGCGTCAGCTCAAGATGCGGGCCATAGAGGGGGATTGTTCGGTAAGCGACATCATACGCAAATTAGTAGATGAGTATTTGAGTAAATAATCATTCCGCTAATCGTCCGGCATGTAGTCGGTGAGCCTGCCAGCTCGCGCTCAGGGCTTGGGCGCGTGCCCTTCGAGGTGGTTGTCGAGACGCTGGTTGAGCCGGTCGATGCGTTGGGCCAGATCGCGGCGCATATCGACTAGCGCGCGCCAAAGGAACGCACCGACGCCTAAGATGAGGGCTGGCGAAACGAAGTCGGAAAGTTGCATGAGGCTTCCTCCTGACGGATACGAGGAAGCTACGATATTCTGCTAGCGGCTGGCAAGTGCTGGGTTAGAGGATAACCGAGTGTTAGATTCTAACACGGGTGGTTTCAATCGGGCGCGGGCCGCTCGTCGCCCGATGCGCGGGGAATGGCCGGGCCTTCACCGCGGCGCAGAAGTCCAGCGCACAACGGTCGGGTGCGATACCTTGAGAATCCGGGCAATCTGGCGCACCGTCCAGCCTTCGGCCTTCAATCGGCGAGCCTTCGCCTTACAAGGCTCCAGCTTGCGCCTGGCCCGAGCGCCGGGGGTTTCAATGCCCTCGCGCTTGCAAATAGTAGCCAGTTGCGCTGGGGTAGTACCCAGCTCGCGGGCGGCCTTGACGTTGGTGGAATGGTCAAGACAGATCCGACGCACACGCGCCAGAGAAAACTTGTGACCTTGGGCCACTAATCGTCCTGGGCCAACAGACCCGAAAGCTGGGCGGCCTGATCGAGCGCCATACCACCCCCGACGAGGGACTGGAACGCTCGAGCACGGCCGGAAATATCGCTGGCGCGTAATTCGTCCCAATCAAAGACGACCTCATCCTCCAGCTTGCGGCTGAGTTCGGCCGCGCAGATCCGGCCCAGCGGCGCAATCAATCCGAACAGACATTGCCTCCAAGCCTCACGGCCGGCCGTACCTTCGCCCGTGTCCGTCCAGATTGCCGGATTGATACCACACGCAGAATAGACCTCGATGCTGGCCAACCGCGCTTGATCGACCAGCGGGCCGGGCGGATCGGCCCCGAGTCGCTGCGAGCGCCACGTCTCCCCCGGCGCAACCGATCCAGCCGCACCCCAGTCGCCACCCTGTACCAGCGCAACCTTGCCATGCAGCGCTTTCAGATCGCGCTTAAGTTCGGCAATGGTCGGGTCTTTGCCATCGACGGGCGTTGAAAGCAATGTACCGGTCGGGCCGCTGACCGCATCGCCCAGGGCCTTGACCGTTTCGGCACTCAACTTCCCTGCGAGCTGGGCCACCTGCAGCGGCCCATTGCCGCGCCAGGGCCTTTCCGGGTCGCGGCTGTACATGCAATGGATAACGCCGGCTGAGTCGATCCGCTTGCGTGTGGTCTGCCGCGAGGGCCCGGCGATGTTGAGCTGGTAGCGCCACGTTTGGGGCCGGTATCCTCCGGCGACGTCGTGGTGGGCCGCCGGCGTCAACATCAATCCGCCCATGTCAACGTCAATGGCCGCGACCAATTCGCCGCGGCGAATCAGCGCCCGGCCCAGCAGCTCCATAAATGAGGGAGTCAAAGCCTCGACGATCGCGGGCCGGGATTGTACCCGGGCGACCGCAAAAGCGCGACCGACTAGGCCGCTGCAGGCCTCCAGCGCCGCGGTCGCGTAGTAGTTGGCAGGCTTGCCGCCGGTGGCTTGGGACAAAAGCGCCGATACGAGTGCGTCCGTGTACGAACTGGCCGCCCGTTCCTCGGAACGATTAAACCAGGGGATTCTCAAGTCGCGTCCTCCTCCTCGACGATACCGATACCGTGGGAGATCCACGGCAACAGCAGCGCTTGAGCACCCGAGTAGCGAAATGAGTTTGCAAACTGGCCTTGAACTACACCAGAAAGCGCCCGCTCATTTTGGATCGACGCAATCGAAAGACTATTCCGATCGACCAGATACCCAGCTAGTCGAATCGTCGCCTCGTTGTGCATCTCATCGGGCGCGTCCGGGGCCTGCTTCAACATGAAGGCCGGCGCAAAACGTAAAATACGCTCTGCAAACGCAGTACGGTCACCGACAAAAGAATCCGGGAACGTCGGGACCAGCTCGGCCGCGGTGATGGTCACAGCCATAGGAACCTCGAAGTCGGTTTCTGTACGGTGGTCGGTTGCCCCTCAAAGCGCTTGGCAATCTTGGCCAGACTATCGCCGTAGGCCGGTCGATCCACCAAACCCAAGCCCGACAACTTGGCCTCGTCCACGATGCGCACGCCATTTTCAAAGCGCTCGCGCCGGGCGACGAATTCAACCGACCACCCGCGCAGAATACGCAGCCTGAGCAGCTCGGCCGCGTCCTCTCCGTCGCGTGTGCTCGGCAATGTCAGTCGAGCGGCCAATTCCTCGGAACTGTCGGAAAGCTCCAACCCTCCGCCTTGGGTGCGGCCGATGGGCCTTGAACGCTCGTGCTGCAAGCGCACAATCACGTCCAGGCCCGCCACGTTCCCAAACGCGCCGGGGGAAAACCGCTCTTTGAACACACCCGCGATATTGGCCGTCGATCCGTAGCGGACCGCCGTCCCCTCGACGCGGCCGGCGTCCGCCCGATACTCGAGCGGACAAAAGCGTTTCTCCAACATCAGCGGCCTACTGGTGTTGCGCCTGGATCTTCTTGAAGCCAGCCGCCCGCAAAAGGCTCTTGGCGTGCAGCATCACGGCCGTCAAGATGATCTCGCCTTCCTTGGCCTGGGTCACTTCGTCCACAATGATCGTGACACCCTCCCAGATCCCGACCGCATAATCGCGGCGCATCCCCCGACGGACAAGCCCGTGTTGCTTGTGGTCGGCTGAAGTGGCCGGCGCGTGCGGCGTCACGCGCACCCGGCGCCCCATCTGGCCGCCTTCACCACCCGACAGCACCCGCAGCGCGTTAATCGTCCCTTGGTCGTTTGCGAAGCTCGTCGCCATATCGCCATAGGTATCCGTCCCAACCGCTAGCCGCAGATCCGTGATGTCGTTGGCATACTTGCCATCTACTTGGGTGTAACCGAACCGCTTGACGTAGGTATCGTAGGAGTCGGCGGCTGCCGCATCATCCGACGACAACGTATTGCCGGTCAACAAGTCGTCTATCACTTCCTCGTCCAACTTGTCGGAAAGGGCCTCGTTGAGATTCTGCCGGAGCGCCGCATCGAGGCCCGCCAGCCTGGCGGCATCTTCCCGCGCGTAGAACATGCTGGCCTGGATACGGGCCGGTGCAAGCGTCTGGACGCTAAACGCGCCTTCGGTGTGGCCTTGCTCTGCGCCCTTGGCCGGTGTGCCTGGCGCGGCTCCGGTGGACAAAACGGTGTACACCTTCTCGCCGACCATGCAGCGGTCTTGAGGAATCGACAAAAAGGACAATATCCCCATCGGAAAAACCATCGGGATAATCGGGTGTGGCATGGCTCCTACATCAGCCGGCGCCGGCGTGACGCCTGCCGTGCGGTATTCCTCCTCGCGCTCGGCCGGGCTTTCCATCAACAAGTCAAGGGGTATCTGGTTGCCCCTCAGCTCGTGATGCTGCTGCAGCTCGGCGGTCTGGCCGTCCGTGGCGCGTCCCTCAACGGCCGCAACCACGACCTCGGAGATCGACGCACCCGCGACGAGCTCCTGATACTCGCGCTCCTCGGCGGTTTCCTCGGTGGTTTCCTCGGTCTCCTCGCCTTCCTGGGCCACGAGTAGGGCCTGCTGGCGCGTTTCGCACTCGCCATACTCGGCCCGGAGCTGCTCGATCTCAGTCGTTTGCTCCTCCGTCAACGTCTCCAATCCGCCCAGCTCGGCCATGCGCTTACGGATCTCCGACAATCGGAGCTGCACCTTTTGCAGTGCGGTCATGTTGCTACTCCTCTCTTGCCCATGTGGGCGATTCTGCGCTGTACCAGATCCGTCCAGCGCGGATCGTCGAGCTTCTTACGCTCGCCGTGGTGATGCCGAATGTGACAG